CACAACAACTTGTTTCATAAGGATTCCTCCTGCTGATTGCAACAAAACATTAAGCCCTTTAAAAGAAGAGCGACAGTGAAGGATGCGTCTATCTAAACCAATCAAATAACCACGATTGCTAATCGTTTCTTCTATTTGATCTTTTAGTTTTTTAAGAGCAGGGACACCTTTCATAAAACCATTGATAGCACTTCTACCCATGTTCTTAAGTCTGCCTTCATTCTTTTCATTAGGATCAATAATGGTACCTGCTTTAGCTGCACCACAACCATATAACATCCCATAAAGTAGACGTTTACTTATATCCCTAGTAGCAACACCAAATTGCTCTTGATTATAAGTATGTATGTCTACTTCTGGGTTGATAACCATGGAAGCATATTCACCGTCATCCCATAGAGCCAAATACCCTGCAAGACAACGGAGTTCAAGTGCTTTAGCATCCACGCCAATTAGATCCCAATCATAGGGAGAATGGAATAAAGAACGACATTCTTTGCCATAAGGCTTACCATTAGCAACTACTTGTGAGCAGTTGGGATTCCTATGGCTACATCGTCCCGTAATTGTGCCATTAGTAATAACATCTCCATGAATTCTGCCTGTTTCATTATTAACTAATTTCAGCCATGCATTATTACCATCAGCAATTTGTCCTAATCTTTTATTAATGAGCATGTATTCTCCCAGTGTTTTAGCCTCTGGGAAGGGTAATTTTTCGAGGACATCATCATCAAGTTTTGGATTTCCTTTTTCAGTTTTTCCTTCTGGTACCCATTTGTACTTGTTGTATAAACGTTCAATAATTTGTTTACGTGATCCTGGATTGAATTCTTCATAGTTTATTTTCTCAAATGGAACACCTTTTACATAACCTCTTTTTTGATTATTTACTTTAGGAGTAAACCATTCAGATTTTTTAAGTGGAGGAAATAATGTCTTTAATTCATGTTCAAGTTTTTCTTTCTTTCCTCTGAGAACATCCACAAGGTCAAGACATCTATCCACATCGAATGGAATTCCTGTCCTAATTTGTTCATTGATTTTTTGAGCGAAGTCATGTTCAAGAACCAAAGCAGATTCAGGATACTGTTGATGGATAATATGATTCCATAATTTTTCTGTAACTCTGACATCCTGGACGCAGTAGTCGAGCATTTCCTGGGAGTACTCGGTGAAATCTTGGAACTCAATCTTGTGATCTGCAAGTCGATACCCCCATGCTTTAAGTGAAGCAGAACCTTTGAGCTTCGGTGGAACTTCCTGATATTGTTCTTCGTCAAGGTCATAAAGCGTTTCTTTAGGCCAGATAAGACGTGTACAGATAAGAGTATCTATAACTCTTGCTTTGAATTCAGTTTGATGTAATTTTTTAAGAACTGGAATGTCATAAAAGAGAATATTATGACCGATTAAAACATCAGCGGAGTCCAGATGATTAATAGCGTTGCTAATAGCATCAGGCCCATAGCTAAAAGTTCGTCCTGATTGAATGTCATAAATAACCAAGCAATGGATTTTTGTAACATTGTCATATAAGCCGTCAGATTCTAAATCAAATATAAGCCAAGATTCATTTTCTGAATCTGCCGTAGTCTTGAATTTCGAATTCTTCATGCTTAAGTTCTGAATCATTTTCTTTTATGTAATCTATAAATTTTTGCATCTGAGTACGATGCGGATTATTTAGTAACCTAGATACATTTTTTTGTGAATCAAGGGGAACTAACTTGAATTGAGGGTTGTCACGATCTTTTGTTACTTGTATGCCATGTGGAATTCCTTTCTTCCAGCATGCGATTACATAAGACATTGTTGATTTTTTCATGGAAGATTGTTGCTAAATAATAATACAATTTTTAATAAATACAACTATTAAATTTTTTTAATTCTTTTTTTTGCAGTAACAATGGTTGAAAGAGAAACGTTATAAATAGCTGCCCATTCACTATTTGATAACATATATTTATTTCTTTTAATCATTTCACATTGATAATTATTTAAAATAAAACTATTTTTCTTTTTACCTGGATTGTGTGCTGTGTTTGCATATTTTTCAATAGTAGTAAAACATGCTCCACAATCTAAACATTTACAATATCTTTTAGTAAAATTTTCAAGTGGATGTGGATCTGTAGAAGAAACTCTAGTTTTTTTAGAGTTACATTCAGAGCATTTCATGTTTGATTGATTTGTAAATAGTGGATGAAAGAATAAGTATTAAGGATAAATATCCTATTAGGTTTAAATAATCATTCATTAAAGTGGCCTCCCTTTTTCATCACATAAATCTTCTTCACACAACTCAGATCCAGCTTTTCCAAATCTTTCTGGATACATTTGAACCTCAGTTAAAACAGAGTATTGAGCAATAACATAAAGTTGTTCAATGACTGCATGTTGTTGCATAGCTTTAGCATTATGATCTTGACATTGTTTTTGAGTTGGTAAACCTTTTCTTGCGTAACGACCTAAACCTCGTTCATAATTTATTTTTTCACATCTAATATCTTCAGCAACAAAATCAATTAAATATTGAATTTGTTTTAAATTTAGATTAATAAGGTCAGAAGTAAATTCCATTTGTGTTAATTTGTAAATAAATTGTTAAAGATGTAAGATTTGTTACAGTGTGAACTACAAAAAATCTTGAGATGAAATAATATCATTTCAGTAACAAAGGCTACCAAAATGACTAAACTTGTTTACAGAGGTATCGCCTATATCAAAAAAGATACAGGCAGATACGTGAAAGACACTCCAGCTAATAGAGAAATTCTATTAGATGCAAAACGATTTGCTACTAAGAAGAAGTCTCTTGCTCTTGCTTAGGTTCTGGGATTTTATCTAAATCTAATCCTTCTAAATAATAAAGGATAGATTCAGCACCTACAAAACCAAAAGCATCAGAAATTACATCCTCTCGTTTTTCTTTCGATTGAAGATAGAAACTCAAGAGGATTTTTTCTGCTTTTTCGAATCCTTCTGGATCACCTGTTAAATCTTCTAATACTTCAGAAGGCATTTTACCAACAATTTTTGCTGATAATTTATCTATAACAACAGGCCATGTATGCTCTGGTATTAAAGATACAGTTTCTTGTATTAGTTCTTTAATTTCTTTTTCTTGATACATGTTATAAGATCTTTAAATTAATAAAGATCTGTATAATTTCATTTTTAATATTAAGCAGGATTTGCTTGTATATCAACAAGAATATCATGAGGTGCAATGTTTGAAGCTTGATAAATATCAACTAATGCATTTGCTTCTTCAGCAATTGTTTCAGCTAAAGTCATAATTTCTGTAGCTCTTTGAGCTGTTAATACATGAGTGTTACCCCATTCATCTTTGTACTCAATATCTTTAGTTTTTAAATTAACTTTGCCATGCATGCGAGCTAATTTTTCAGAATTGCGTATGTATCTGAATGAAAGTTTGTGTTCATCTCTGTAACCTGCGTTATCAGTCCAGGTGCCAGTGAGGTGAGAAGTTCTATTCTCATCATTCGTTAATTCAATAGATGGAACTAACGATTTAATTGCTTTTACAATTTGCATTGTTGTAAGAAAATTAATTAGTGTTGGATTGTAATAGTGCATAGATCACACACTAGGACTTACATTTTAGAAAAGCCTAGTTGTGTGTGCAAGTAATGTTACTTTTTACTTCCTTTAATTATCCTTAATTCAGTTTTTGGTATATCTCGAAAGATAACCAATTCATCTTTATGATGTTTTTCATTACTTTCACTATTAATTGAGAAAGCAATTTCAAAATCAACTGGACAGTTAGAAAGCCATTCATAATAGGCTTGTTGTTTAGTCATTGGCATAATTATTCCTCTGGGTAATCACCTAAAGCACCTTCGGTAAGCACGTCGTAACCTGCTCGCCAGCTTTCTTTATTTAGTAGACGTTGATGTTCTTGTTCTTCTTCATGCATCTTGTCAATGTAATCAGAATCTTCTTGAACACAAGGTCCACATTGATACCCAGAGTATTCATCTGTTTCAGCAGGTATTCGATTAACGAAACCTTCTTTAGTGGTATCTGTTTTGATACCTTTGGCATAGCAATCTACACATAGATCGCCAATATCTACTGGGTTATGAGTTGACATTTTTCTTCTCCTTTTTGATCTCTAGGTAACGTCCTCCTAATGTATCTCTTTCCATTAGATATTTATAAATTTGATCTATCGCATTACGATTTTCTGTTGAAAGTACTACTGTTTGTTGTGCTAAAACAATTACTGTACTTATTATTTCTGAAAGTATTTCTTTTAATACAGTTATTTCTTCTGTAGAAGCTGTATTTTCTTGTAAGTCTTGTAAAGATTCAAGAATCTTACTTAGATCACGATTGTTGTTCATTTTGTTGTGTCCTCCTTTGGATGATATTTTTCTAAAAAATGTGAATATTTATCGTAAGTTTGTTTATCTTTCCTTGATGAACAAACTAAGAGTCGTAAAAAGTCAGTCATAGGAATAGCTATCATGCGATTTCCTGAAGACCAATTAGGATGTTGGATAATTGAATAATTTTCAGTCATTTAGTTTTGTCCTCCTTTGGATGAAGAATGTAATCCTTTGCAGCCTTAGCTTCTTTTAAGGATTGTTTGAGAATAGATGGATCTTTGCGTAGGCATTTAATCCATGACTGTAGATAGTTGGCATGATTTTGCGTATCTGAATTAATTTGTAATTCATCTGCAATTAAGAATGCACTTAATTCAGCCACTAATTCTTCTTTTGCGTATGTATGGAAGCCAAATGAGCCTGACATATCACGCTTAAGACGTTTGGAATGACCAGTCGAATGAGCCAATTCGTGTCCCCAGGTGGAGTACAAGCTATGAGAAGAGTGGAACTTTTTACGCTCAGGCATTGTTACTATATCTAGCGATGGAGAGTAGTAAGCCCTTTCACCAGCCCATTGGGTTTCTAACGTTTCTCGACGGTGGTATTCTGCAAATACTTTTTCGCAGTTCTCCATACGTTCTGGTTCAGGTCTTGGTTTTTCTGCTTCTCCTTGATGTTTAGCAATGTATTCATTTAAACCTTCTCCTTCTATTTCTTTAACATTAAAGATAGGAATAAAATGAAATCCACCAGTTCTAGATTCTTTTATTTTTTCACCAAAACTATTTTCAACTTCAATTTGATATTTACTGGGGGCACAGACATAACAAGCTTTAGATCCTTTACGCATCTTCCAGCCTTTACTTTTTATCTGTCCTCCTCCAGCCCATAGAGGTAAAGGATAACCTCTAGACATTTGATAGAAGGATAAAAGTGCAGGATTTTGTCCTGTATAAAAATTACCACTGAGGAAGTTTTGTTGTTTACCTCCATTAGTACAATCCCATTCTTTTCTCCAAGGTTGTCTACCTGATTCCATCAGATTAATTAGTTCTTCTACTAATTTTTCTTCTGGAGTAGGTTTATTACTCTTGGGTTTTGCTCTTGATTTTGAGCGAGTTGCTGTTGTCATTGTTTTTAAATTGTTGTTGAAGTTTTAAAGCAGCGGCTTCAGCGTCTGATCTAAGGGGATATAAAGTCCCCCAGTAGACGCTTTTACCGTCGTAGTACCAAGGTTTAAATTCGTTGAGAAAGCCTTTGATAATAGGCTCAACTCCACATTTATCTGGTACTAAATCACTAGGTTGATAGGAATGAAATTCCATTAGGATTTAACGATTTAATACAATAATTAAACGCAAAATAATCCCAATAATTAAAACGTAGTAAGACCACATAATCCACATACCAATTTGGTTGTGTCTGGAGCCACGTTTATAAGGATGTACAGCTAGATGAGGAGATCTATCCCACCCATCTACCATGTAATCTTTGGTCTTAATCATAGTCTTCACCATGATCGTATTTAAGAGCTTTATCAGAGAACTTTTTTAGTTCTTCAATAACAGCATCAGGATGCCAATCTCTATTGATTGCATCATCTCCATAGGCAATCTCATAAGTTTCTTCAATAAACTTTTTAACATTTTCAAATGCTTCTAAAGATTGAAGATATGGATGTGGTTCTCCTTCTTCTGCTTCATCCCAGTTTTCTATTGCGTCATCAAAGTCTTCTCTTTCTGAGAATTCCTTAATGAAAGTAAAAAACTGGTTGATTGATTCGTGGATAGTAGGTTCGTCAGGATAGCTCATGATTTAGGTAGTTTGCGATTGAAATTCCAATGGTCAAATCGTTGCCATAACAAATAAATTCCACTCAGAATTCGTTTAACAAATTCCTCCAGGAATAATATTGGTATGACAATGATTTTAAATACAGTCATTTAGAACTTGGTATAGGTGGAATAATCATTGCTTCTTCTGAGAATGATCTTCCTGGTGCAGGTGGAGCACAAATATCTAAGTATTTGCCATCACCTTTCTTTCTTCTTAGAGCTTTAGTTTTCTTAGCTTTAAGATAAGCTTCTTCTAATGATGTAGCTCTAATAGAAACGGGAGTTCCAATTGTTGATTGGATTGATTTGTCATCTTTACTCCAAGTTTGGTAATAAAGACGAGCTGTGTAAAGAGTAGTCATTAATCTCCTTTAAGGTCTTCATAAATTCTTTTACGTTCTTGATGTGTAAGATTTGGATGATCTTCACATACCATAATCCAGATAGGATCATCTGGATCATTGTTTCCTTCATGACTCATGATTAAACTCCTGTATCCACAATCCATGTGATGGAATGTGAGTTGTTGTTTAAATAATTAAGCCATCCTTCAATAGTAAAAGGACGATCTTCATCATCTGCAAATTCAATTTGAGCAATAGCATCTACTGTTACTGTTTTATATTCATCTGGATGAGACATCTCAGGTGGATTATAAACAGCTGGATTAACTAGATGTTCATGTTCAATTTGTGCATTAACTTCTACAAAATAGCTTTCTGTACATTCATCATCATCTTTTTTTATAGAAGGTATTTCATTTAAAGAAATAACGGGAGCGTTAGTGATTTCCATGTAAGTAGTAATTAAATAGGAGTAAGGTTGTAACAATGGAACATGATTCCATAAAGGCACGAATTAGATTCATAATTTGATATCTAAATTTTCTTCAGCCCATTTATTTGTTTCTTCTTGTAGTTCATCTAATAGATTCATTTTTGTAAAGATAGAAGTTGTTTCTTCATTTAATGAAGCATCTTCATAAAGAAAACCTCCTGGTAAATAAGCTTCAGCTTTATACATCTTCTTAAATGCTTCTAATAGAATTATTCTATTAATAGGATCAGCTTTTTTAAATGCTGGTACAAGAGATTGAAAGAATGAATCTTTGCCAGAAAAGGTTTCTAAGGCATTGATCATTCGTATAAATTCGGTTTGAGGATTAGTCATTAGATTAAATTAGGTTTGAGTTTACAAGCAGTTTATTGCGTCTTACTTAGGACGCTTAGATTTGATTAAAGAAGTGAGATGCCAGCCATCACATTTAGGACATGAATAAGGACGTGTTTTACCACGCCCCTTAGCTGCCATGCGAGCACCGACAGTTCTCGCTTCCTCTTCATTTCTATACAAGACCTTCTTGCATTTGTAACAATATCGAGTGAAGTTAGATAACTTACCGACATCTATTAAGTCACTAAGATCTTGCAACCTTAGCCGTTTCATTTAAAAGATTTTAATGTTGCGTTTAGATAATCCAGTGCCAGGAATAGCAATAGATGCACGTACACCAGACTTACGCCCATTAAGAGTTAAACTTAACGGTCCAAGCTTGATAGTTTTGGAGGCTGATTGTGGTCCTCTTTCTGTGACGTTAACTCCGAAGATTGTTTTATCGAAGTTGAAGGCAGATCGCTTTCTTTTGGGCATGGTTTTGAGATGTGTTGAGTTTTAGGTTTCCAAAGGGGACTATTGTATTCATTCATGTCCTAATTCCTTTGGGTTTCATTTCAGCAGTCAACCATTGAGCATCCCATTTAGCTCTTTGAAGATTAGTTAGTTTTAGTCTTTTGAGCGTAAAATTTGTAACTGGTGTCCAGTCTTTGGTTTTCTTTGAAGTCATGATTTTTGCGGATGTGTTTAAGTTTGAGATTA